AGGCGAAAGGGGTCCGGTGATCTTCCCGGCCTTCAAAGCCGGCGATTCGGTCCTTCGCGGGTCGAATGGTGGGTTCGACTCCCACACGCTTCCGCCATCTTATTGAAGTTGAAGCACTTGTTGGTTTTGTGGCTCCAATTCACTGGGTTAGCTCCAAATCAAATTCCCAGTACGCGCCCAGCCAGCGAATCCACCGCACGCCGCTGCGCATCACCGATCACGTGTGAATACTTCTGCAACGTGATTCGTGAATCGCTGTGACGCATCTGGCGCTGCACCACAGACGGTGACGCGCCGTGTTCCAGTAGTTCGCTTGCAGCCATGTGACGGAAGGCATGAAGTGCGGCTTTCTCAATCCCAAGGCTGAGCAACGTGTCTTGTAGCTTGTAAGCCACTTTGTCACGCTGCATGGGCTTGCCTTTGCTGTTGCAGAAGAGCAAGTCTGCTTCGTTCTTGTGCCAATGTTCTGCAAGGAACATGCGCAGACGTTTCTCCAAAAGCTCTGGCATCGGAAGATCGGCGGAACTTGATTTAGACTTTGGTGCTTGCATCGTTCGCGTGGCGTGGTCAAGCGTGCGCCGAATGCGAATGAGATGCTTTTCAAAATCAAGATCACCAGTCTTCATTCCCAGAATTTCACCGGCGCGGCATCCTGTGAGACTGATGAGTGCCCACAGGGTTGAGTAAGGCTCTTCGCTCGCTTCAACGATTCGCCTTACTTGCTCTGCCGTGAAGAAACGCTCTTCCTTCTTCTCACCTTCGCGGGGCAGGGAAAGGGCCGCACGGTCAAACACTTCAGGAATGTACTTCCACGCCTTTGCCGTCTTGAGCAGTCCACCCAAAGTCTGTAGGACATTCTCAGTTGATTTGCGAGACAGCCCTTTGGTTGTCAGCGCAGAGACGAAGGCTTGTACGTTCCGTGTTGTGATTGCCGTCAACGACATCTCGCCCAGTGCTGGAATGATGTGCGTGCGCAGATGGCTCTTGGCTGCTCTCACCGTTGTTGGTTTGAGCGTTGGAGCGATGCTGTTTTCCCACTCATCCACTAAACGGGAAAGAGTTCTCCCCGCTTTTGGTTTTGGAATCGCAACAAGGTTCACCGCGTCAAGGTAGGGTCTGAACGCTTCAATGGCTTCTAGCTTGGACACGTGCTTCACGGTTCCAAGCACCACCGTTCTTCTGGCGCGATGAAGTGTTCCGTCTGCTCTCAAGCGGTCTTCCCTGAAAATTCCAATCCACACTTTGCGTTTCTTGCCCCTGCTGATGAGTCTTCCCCTCTGATAACGTCTCCGTGGCATGGACATCTCCGTGCCCACGGGTATGCACGGTGCTGGCGACACAATAGCACCGGCACCGGCTGAAGCCAAAACGTCCATTGGATAGTCCCTGTTTGCACACGTCTTCCGACGAACACAGACGTTGCGCTGAGATGTCAGGGTTTGCGTCGGTTCCTGTAGGACGGCCTTGAGGAAGGGCTACCGGCTTTGCGCGGCCAGCGGGCAGTTAAGGCTGCCAATCTGACAATCATTATACACCCAACGGCGTTGGTTGTCAACTGCTTGGTTACTATAACCATTGACAAACCCAAGCATACTGTTGTCGAACGCTCTGGCCGCGTTCGTTGTACCATCTAAATATGCCGCCTATGATACTGGTTAAATCGCAAGTTCCTACTGTAAAACTTCAGCGCGAAGAGGCAGCCCAGCGGGTGCTTGCCCACTTTGAAGGTAGGCTTTCTGACCTTCGCCTGCTTTGCTTTTTTGATGACGAAGATTGTCAGGAGTTTAAGTTCATCATGGGCAAGGATAACAGAGGCTTCTACAGGCCACTCAGCGACAGCACAACCTATTCAGGCTGGCCTGAAGAAATGATAGACCGCATTTTCGTTGAAGATGCCGAATCAGTTTTGCGCAAACGGGTGATTGACCACGTTGTGTACTTGCACGGTGACACATGTAAGGATTTGATCGGACTGACGATGACGTTCGCGCATGAATTGCAGCACGTCGCGCAACGCCGTAGGTTAGGGGAGATATTTTTTGCCAATGGCATTGTGAAGATGCTTCCACTGCACGTGATTGATGGTTTGGCTCTGAAGTGGAAAGATATTCCAATCGAAAGAGAAGCCAGAGCGGTTGCAAAGAAAATGGCGATAGATTTGTTCGGCCCTGAAGCTGTGAGTCTCTTCATGCAGCAAAGAATTGCTGCCTCAAGCAACCAGAGTGACATCGAGGATTGTTTGTTCATTCAGACATTGGACACGTCTCTGCCGTACGATGTAGAAGGGGAGACGGTGAAATTATTTAGGCGACTTGGACCTTACCGCCAGGATGTTGAAAAGACGATGGCAAAGCACAGAAGCGGTCCTGAGTTTGACGATTTTAATTTGGATTCCTTGATGGCGTGACGGTGCTCGCGTGATTGACTCACCGGCAAACCCCATATATCGTTAGCGCCTATGAAAGTGGATGAGTGGATAGACCTAGCCACTATAAAGGCGCTCACGCAACATGCTTCGGCTACACTCGTCGCGTTGGTGCTGTTTGGGCTTGTGCGATTCGCACTGGCCATCGTTAAACTTTCGGAGACTACAAGAGCTATACTTGAAGTGACAGATGAACTTGTTTTGGTCGGCTTGTTCTTGTGGTTGATTTACCAGATGGGGTGCGCTTTGTGGAAAGGAAGAATCAAGGATGCCTCCTCAACTCTTGTCATGGTTGCGTGAAACAGGAAGGCTGACAGTTCGCTATATCCTTGTGGGGTTTGCCTTCGTTCCTGCTGGGCTGCTTTACGCAGAGCTAACCCGGCTTGGGCGTGCGTCTGTGCTTTCGATGTTACTGTGTTTGGCTTTCGGATTCGTGACAGCTAACGGCGCATGGAGATGGTCTGCTTTGAAGCAACCTTCGGAATCCATACCCGTCATCTCGCAGGCTTGGGCAGCAGCCCTCACTGGACCTGCGAAACAGCACCCCACCGCTGCTCTGATTATGGCGGAGACTCAAGTATCACAGTCGTTGTTCGCCCAGTGGGTTACCAGCCGTGTTGCTCAACGGCAGTCAGTCTCTGCGTATGTAAGGTCGTACGCAGTTGACAATCAGCGCACGTCTCAACCTGATTTCGCGCAAAGAGCGGGAGCAGCCCATGCAGCTTTCAGCGGTATTCCTAGCTAGGGTTCTATTATTTGTTGAAGCCATAGACCTGAACCCGCGTGGCACCGCGTACTATCCAGAAATAGTCCGTGCTGTCGTAGAGCGGTACGGATTTCAAAAATTCCCACAGAAACCAGAGGAATTTGACGAAGCGAAGGGTGTGACCTTTGAGCAAGGCCGAGCCGGAGACGTAACGATTGATCGAATGACTATCTATGACAAAGGGCTTCAATTGGACACCACAAGGGACACCAACACTTCGGAAACGATACTAGAGGAAGCGTTGGGTTGGGCTACTCAGAAGCTGGGACTTGTGTATAAGCCAAAGATGGTACGGCGCAAGGGTTATGTCAGCAATTTCACTTTTTATAGTGACGCACCGCTGTTGCAAACGAACTCTGTTTTGAACGATCTGAGTGCAAAGGTATCAAAGGTTGTATCCGACAATCTGAAGTTTGCAGCCAATTTTCAGCCATCTGCTATCCTGATCGGCCAAGACCCGGAAAACCAGCAGATTCCAACAACACTTTTCAGTATTGAGAGAAGAGCGCAGACACCTTATTCAGAAAAAAAGTATTTCAGTGCCGCCCCTGTGCCCACGCACATTCACTTTGGTTTGGTTGAGGAATACGAGAAGACCGTTCTCGCCCAGAAAGCTTAAACCACCTAACAACTCACAACTCCGTGGCTTGTAATTCCAACAAGAAAAATTGTTACCCTCTAATCATCAGTGCTATTCATGATCTGCCCGCTGTGGCCGTTGCCGCCTGAAGGTTTACACCGGCCCTGCATCGCTTGTCGGTTGATTTGTCCGATAAGCGATGCCCGGCAGTGCGTACCATTGCGAAACTATCGGCCAGAGCGTACCGTATCGCCAAGGAGAACCCCAGCGATGTGGATAATCAAAGGCATCTCTCTAGGCACCGGATTTTTCGTGATCGGGACGATCTGCTTCCTGCTCCTGACCATCTTCCTTTCAACCAGCAAGGCGACGGGTCTAAGCGCGATCACCGGCGTGACCACGGCGAACCCCTTTTTCTGGCTCGCTTTGGTGGCCTGCCTGATGCTGGGTGTGTCTCTCGTTGCGTCTTGGCCGGTGCGTGTTCAATAACTCCGTCTCTTGATGACAACGCCGCAACACAGCCCACCGGTGGCGCACGATCTTGGTCCGGTTGCTACCAACTCCGCTTGAAACTCTTTCGACGGCCTTAAATCGAAAAGTGCCCCGCACCGAGTGCGCCAACCCGCACCGCGTGCGGCATTGCCCGGTGTAAACCTCTTGACAAACCCAAGCGTAAACTTGACTTATGGTAACCAGTGTGCTATAATGGTTGCGTGAGTCGAAGCAGGGCCGGGTAGGAACCGGCAGGGCCAAGAACCACGAAGTATCAAAGAAGCGGTCAGCCTAGTTACACGGGGCTGGCCCTTTTTGTTTTTAGGGACAGTGACGCGTGGTTTACACCGGGCCACCGAGAAGAGGCAGATCACATGAAACGTTCGATCAAATCCAGCATCCAGCAGCGCATCACCGCCAATCAACAACGCGCTGCCGGTGTCGCAGATCGTGAGCAACGCGAGCGCGAACTGTTGCGGGAGTTGAACCGGAAGGCGAACGAGCAGGCCGCAAAGTGACCCCTGCAAAAAGTGGTATGCGTACGCGGTGCAGCTATGTACCAGTTTTTGCCCCACCCCCACTCAGGTCTAAGCTGGCGCTTATTTGATTTCTGCGCACGCGGGGGAAAAAAGCTGATTGGCAAGCTCAAGCTCTTTTCCATCTAAACCTCAATCTCTTCAATCTATGGGGGCAATGGGTTGCCGGGGTATGTACCAGTTTTTGCCGGGGTGGAGGGGCAACGGATTGCCGGGGTGAGGGGCAATAGGTTTCCGGGGGCAATGGGCTGCCGGGGGGCATAGATTGCCCCTCTGGTTTGAAGTGTAGAAGTTACAGAAAACAAGAAAGAAGGAAACACGAACGTGAGTGAAAAGGAAAATCTGACCGTGCTGGTTTGGGAACACGCGCCTAGCCGGTTCTCTGGAACGAACTTGAATTTGCTTTTGAAGTTGGCGGGACTGAGCAACAACAAGGACGGCTGCGCATTCGCCGGTGTGGAGCGACTCGCCGTCATGTGCGGCGTGACGGAACGCGCTCTGCGTTATGCACTCCGAAGGTTGGAGAAGACAAAGTTTCTAAAAACGCAAAAGCGTCTAGGGCATAGCAACCGCTACTTCCTGAATGTGGAGGAGTTGAAGAAGTTGCCGTCAATCCACGGTGCAGAACCCACGGCGGAAGCCGTCAAGCTGGCCACCGATCTGGAAGAGGGCTGGCGCTTACACCTTAATGCGGTCATCCCGGCAGACTGGCGCACCACGTGGCCCTTTGAGTTGCAAAAACTCTTTGACGCAGGACATACGGATGCGCAGCTACGCCCGATCATAAAATTTGCCCGCCTGCATGAGTGGTGGTCCGAAGAACTGCGGAAAAACGGCGCGCACGGGTTGGTCAGCAACTTCGCAACGATCTTGGACCACTACACGAAAGAGCAAACGAAGGTGGCGGCATGACAACGTTGGAAAATGTTCTGCACGAAGTAGAGCAGCGCGAAAAGGAACTGGCCGCGCTCAGTAAGCTCTGGGAAGTCACGGTGGGAGAGCACACGCCTTCAACGGTGCAGTTCAGCACTTGGTTGTCACTGCACGGTTTTGCTGCCGTGGTGGAAGGCATCCGAGTGGCAGGCCGGAAGTTTCAGAACATGGACAGCAAGATGGGGGCAATTCACCTTGTCCGGTTCACAAGTTCAGTCATGAACTTTCGCAGAGGCAAGGCTGCGTGACATGAACAAAACACTTACAACCTTGATTTGGAGTCGGTGCCCGGCAAAGTTTCGTGGAACAAAGCTTGTGATCTTGCTGAAGCTCGCAGGTCTGAGCAGTCGGGCGGGATGTTCTCACAGGCGAGTTGATGTGCTGGCGGCAGAGGTAGGAATCGGAGTCCGCGCACTTCAATATGCTATCAACGAGATTGAGAGGACCGGAGTCCTTCAGGTCACGGCGAACCCCGGACTCTCCAATTGCTACGCCTTAAACTTGGAAGCTATACGCAAGATGCCGCGCATCAAGCAGGAAGCGGAAGAAACGGAGGGTGAAAAGGTTTGCACCATTTGACCCCCGGTGGTACACGAAGCTGTAAGATTTATTTCGCCTTTATCCACGCGGTTTTGTGCATGTTCTTGCATGATTTTTTGGCGAGAACCACTAGCGGCCCGGCGAATCCGTGGTAAACTTGATTCAGTTGAAAGATTGAAAAAGGTTGAGTTTGTAGCTCATCCTGAAGGTTGGCGCACTTAGTGCGGTGTTCGGCCCCCGGCGTCTGTCGGTTCCGGCCAAGCAATACCTTCCCCTAGCAAAAACATTTCAAACGAGCTTGCCACTGTCGCCCACCGCTGACTTTGGCCAGAACGCTGAGACTAATTGCGTGCAAGAGACTACAAACTCTTCACCTGCAAACAGAAATGCTTGCGTCCCACGCGCTCTACGATGCCGGGATAGGTCCAACCCCTATCCCGCCATCGCTCTTTGGTTTTTTCGAGTTCCCCATCGTTGCGTTTTGTCAAATCCACAGCGATGGGCTGGGGCCGTTTACTTCACGTTTCCGGCCCCCACAACTTTGGCGCGACTACACCCCGCTGCCAATCCGGGCGACGGCAAGGATTTTGGGACTCACCCTTTTGCCTTGCCGTCCCTGTGGGCTTTTGTTTTTTCGATAGAGACTTGAAAGGTCACCGATGATGAACGAAGCACAAGCAGCAGATCAAAGGCAACACGTCCTGATTTTGGAATACATGGCAACGAACGTCCTTCGCAGCGCAGAAAAACAGGCCAAGAGTATGCGCCGAAATGTTGAGTTGCTGAAACAGAAACTGCTTCTGGAAGCACCAGAAGGACACAAGGTCATCACTCAGGCTGACCAAGAAGTTTTCATGGCAGAGCAGCGGAAGCGTAAGAAGCAAAAAACTCGCTAACCACTAGCCTGCTCATAAATTTTATTTTGTGCGTTCCGTGTGACTTCGGGTCACTGCTTGGATGCGAAACGGAATTGAACACGCGGCCACGTCCGCTTCGTTGAATCGAAAGTGTTGCACACGCCGAAGTAGATTCAAAAAATCCAAACGAAAAGAAAGCAGAACCTAACTTTTATGTTGAAGTCTGTAGAACTGCGTGAGAAGCGCGCTGCATTGGCCGCTGAAGCGCAAAAGTTTGTCGAAGACGCGTCGAAGTTCGACGCAATTATGAAAGACGTTGACCTGATGGCCGCAACCATCGAACGTCAGGAACGTGCGGAAAAGCTGGACGCAGAACTGCGCACCAGCGTTCGTCCCCCGCTTGAGCAAGTGAATGCCGTCGCATCTGGCGTTCGCGTGCCCGAAACGGAAGAGCGCAAGGCAGCACACAAGGCCGCATTCCGTTCTTACATCAAGGGCGATCTGACCAAGGACGAAGTTCGTACCTACAGTCCCATGTCGGACAGCGTTCAAGGCGCATTCTTGGTTCCGACTGGTTTCCAGTATGAACTGGAACAAGCTTTGAAAGCATACGGCGGCATCCGACCGGTTGCCCGTCAGTTGACTACGGCGAGCGGCAACGCGTTGCCTTGGCCGACTTCCAACGACACCGGCACTACCGGTGAGCAGATCGGTGAAAACACCACTGTGACGATGGCCAATCCGACCATTACCTCCATCACGCTGAATGCTTGGAAGTACAGCACGAGGATGGTGCAGGTTTCGGTGGAATTGCTTCAGGATTCCGCGTTTGACCTTGACGCCTATATCCGCGAGATTTTCGTCACCCGTTTGGGCAGAATCACCAACACCAAGTTCACCGTTGGTGCTGGAACGACTGAACCGAACGGACTAGCGACGGCAGCAACGGCAGGTCCGACTGCGGTCACCGCTGGCGTGGTTAGCTACGATGACTTGGTTGAACTTGAGCACTCTGTTGACCCGGCATACCGTCCGGGCGCGAAGTTCATGTTCGCGGACAGCACGCTGAAGACCATCAAGAAGCTGAAGGATGCACAGGGACATCCTCTGTGGGTTTCCGGCGTCGCATCCAAAAGCCCGGACACGATTCTTGGGTATGAGTACCAGATCAACCAAGACGTTGCCGCGATTGGCACCGGCGCAAAGCAGATTCTTTTCGGCGCGATGTCGAAGTACCTCATTCGCACGGTCAAGGATTTGTATGTGCTGCGTCTTGACGAACGTTACGCAGAGTTCGGCCAAGTCGCTTTCATTGGCTTTGCCCGCTACGATGCCAACCTGATTGACGCTGGCACGCATCCGGTAAAAGCCCTCATCGGGGCGTAAGAAGTTTCCACAACAACACAAATCAGAAGGGCTGGCTTCTTGCTGGCCCTTCTTCACTTTTGTTTGAGGCAATTAGATGAATGCAGCAACGGTTGACAAACGGCGTGAGCGGAAAACGGAAGAACAAGTCATTGCTGAAGTGAAGAACGTGTTGGGGTTTGCCAGAGACTTTTTCAAGTCTCGCGGCAAAGTGATCTTGTCCACCAACATAGACTGCCAGCTTAAATACTTCACAGCGGCAGAGTGTTTCGACGCGTTAGAGGAACAGGAAGACCTTGCAGTAAGCGGGAAGGCTCACTGACATGGGATTAGCAGCGAAGAAATCGTGCGCAGCGGTCATGTGTCCGGTACTCATGAGCAGCGGACAGCGATTCTGTCCAAAGCACGCAGCAAAGACCAAAGAGCGCATCAACGAAGCAAGACGGAACGATGAAATACGGAAACTCTACAAACGAACGTTTTGGACTGAGTTTCGGGATTGGTTCCTGAGACACCACCCAGTGTGTCAGCGTGTGATTGACGGCGTGCGTTGCCTGCAACCGGCAACGGTGGTGCATCACCTGCTCAGCCCACGCGATAGACCCGATCTGTTCACCACTGAATCTAACTGCCGGGCCGTGTGTGCTGCTCATCATCCTACCGGTCAAGGGGCTGCACTAGATGAAGTCTATGCAGTTGATGCTTGGTGATTGAAACTGCTGGGCTGTGGCTGCGTGTGGGTTTGCCTGCCTGTGGCAGTGTCGAAGGGGTATGGCACCTAACTTCTTTAGAATCACTCGTTGCGCGGACCTCAGCGCCCAACAATTTCTGTGCGCCCGTAACTTATTGAAAATCCGAAACTTATAATCACCGAAATACCCAACAAACTCAACGAAATGCCTGTCAAACGGGCTGGAAGTCAGATCATGTCAAGGCCAAGAAAACCAGAGTCCGTACACGCATTGCAGGGCACCAAGCCTCATCCGTCCACGGCAAGAACCCAGTCCGACATTCCAGCAGCGCGGCCTAAGATGCCGTCCCACCTTTCGCCTGAAGCGCGCAAAGCGTGGCATGGTCTAGTGAAACTGCTTGAAGAGCGGGGAACCCTCTCGCGTGCGGACAGTATGGCCCTCAGCATCTGGGCTGAGACTCAGGCGCGTTGGATTGCTGCGAAGGCCGAGCTTGCCACGCACGGTATTGTGATTGCGGTGACCGTGCTCGATTCAAACGGCGCGCCCGTGGTCACCAGAAAACCGAACCCAGCACTGCGGACGGTTGAGCAGTGCGAGAAAAGTTTGCGAGCGATGGCCCGCGAGTTTGGTTGCACTCCACAGTCACGCGAGCGAGTAAAGCCCGCGAAACCAGCCGAAGACAAGGAAGAGGAAAGCAACTTTAGCAGGATGATGCGAGAGAGCAAATGAGCAACGATCAACGAATCACAGAAGCAGAATCCATCCAAGCGTGGATGATTTTTTCAGACCGCAATAAGTATCTGTCACTCAGCGACGAACAAACTGTCATGGTTGACGCGTTCGTGGAAGCCGGTCAGATCAAACAAGAAACCGGCATGTGGCCAACCGTGGCTGAAGTCCACGAAAAATGGGGCAGAGAAAGAGCGGAGCGCGAACGCAAGCGGCTGGCCAGTTGGCAACCCAACTACAGATTCACCGAAAAAGATTTAGCAGAGTACCGCGCACTGCTTGCCCGCGAAGAGTGTGGACCGATGGTCACGTTCATGGGAGTTGTAGCACATCTAAAAGAATCAGCCGGAGCTTTTCCCACTGTTTCAGAAGTCCGGGCGCATTTTGAAGCAAACCAAAAAGCAATCTGACCAGAACAGGCCGTTCGTAGGACTCCACATCGTCTATGAGCCGAGCATTGACTGGTATCGGCAATCCGCTGTCGTAGTGAAGAAGTTGAATCGTAAGAAAAAGAAACAACTCAAGAGAGAGAAAAGAGTTTCAAATCTATGCAAAAAGAACTGAGATTTTGCGTACAAGAATTAAGAGCAGCGGGCAGCGACGCGGCACCGAAGATCGAAGGCTATGCGGCAACGTTCGGCACCGTTGCTGACATAGGCCAATTCCGCGAAGTGATTCAGAAAGGCGCATACACGCGCACTCTCGCTGACCAAGCACAACAGGTAGTTTGCCTGTTCAACCATAACCAAGACGTGATTTTGGGCAGGAAAAGTGCAGGCACGTTGAATCTGGAACAAGATGACAAGGGACTAAGGTTTTCTTGTTCAATTCCATCAACCACCGCTGCACGGGATGTCTACGAAAATCTGAAAATAGGAAATATCCGCGAGTGCTCTTTTGGGTTCGGAATTGATGACCCAGATACGGACGAAGACTGGGCACCGCAATCTGACGGCACGATGCTGCGAACGCTGAAAAACGTCCGCTTGTTTGATGTTTCCGTTGTGACCTTCCCAGCGTACGGCGGAACTTCCGCGAGCGCCAGACATGTTGTGGCCGATTATGTGGAAGCTCGCATGGCCGGTGCGATTTTAGCGGCAGACAGAGCTTCTAGGGCAGCAAAAGCAAAAGCAATCCTGACCGATCATGCGTCTTGGAAAGCGAACCAAACCGCAGCGGACATGAGCGCAATAGATGCGCGCTTGCAACGTCTCGCTGATGCAAGAGCAAGTCTGTAATTCCGCACCAACAAAAAGTTTTGAAAGGCACGCGGTTACCCGTGTGTCTTCATTCGCAGTACCGCTTCTCAGAGAGAAGACAGAAAGAGAACACGATGCAAAGCAATCATGAAAAGCGCCGGTCCCTGTTGACCCGCGCTGAGGAAGTAAGCAAGCGCAAACCCTTCACACAAGAAGACACCGCGCTTTTCAATTCACTGGTGCGTCTTTCTGACGCACTGTTGGTTTCGCCAGAACCCACCAACACCGATGAGAAGCGAGCAGCATCGCTGCGCTTCCGTGACGTTCTGCGTAGCGGAGAACTTCGCACCTATTCCCCGTTGTCCACCGGCAGCGACGGTCAGCTAATCGCGGCAGCGTTTGAAGATCAAATCAAGTCGCTGATGATTTCCGCTGGACCGCTGTACGCCGGTTCCCCGGCCTTGTCGAATTTCTACGCGGACAAGATGCAGCCCACGAAGCAACCTGTGTGCGATGACACCGCAAATTCTGGTTTCGTTTTGACGGAAAACACGGGCGCTGGCGCTGACGAAGCAGAGATTAATTTCTCTGGCGTCAACTTCGGTGCTGGCAAGTTTTTCTCAACGGGAATCATTTTGCTTTCCAGCAGTTTGGTTGAAGACATCAGCACATGGAGCACAGTGCAAAATCTCGCCATGCGCACGGCGAGTCAGCGTCTGTCGCGCATCATGAACAGCACTTGGTTGCCTCTGCTCAAGACCGCACTCGCGGCCAACTCTTCCGGCGTGGTTGCGGCAGCCGGTTCCACCGTTGTCGCAGCAGACGTTTACACGCTGGTTGGCTCAGTTGAAGCCAGCTACCGTGCAGGGCAAGCCGGGTTCCTGATGTCTGGTGCGATGCAGAAGGCTATCGACGCGTTGGTCACTTCCAGCGGCCTGCAAGCTTTCAAGCATGTGCTTGAGGCGCAGCCCACGTTGCTTGGCTATCCGGTCTACGTTTCCAGCGCAGCGAGCAGCACAGACATTTTGTTTGGTGATCTGTCGTACGCGTACGCCAAGAGTTCGCCACTTCAACTGAAAACGTTGAGCGAGCGATTCATCCTTGACGGGTACATTGGCCTGTTGATGGGCAAGCGCGCTGACTTCCAGTGGTCCGTCGCTACAACTTCGGATAGCCCAGTCAAGACCCTCAGCTTCTAAAACAATCCAACAGATGCAGGGCAGGCTTGTGGTCTGCTCTGCGTCTTTTCTTTGAAGGAAAAATCGCAATGAATTGGTTCGAGACTTGGGAACAACAAAACAAAGTGAGCAAGGACGCAGCAGCAGCGCGGGAAGCCACTGGCTCAGTGAAGACTAAGACGCCGAAAGCGGAAAGAAAACTGTTTACCCGCAACCAGTGGAAGGCCACAGGCCGCAGAGTGATCGTGGGTGACCCAGAAGCAAAGCAAGTTGTTACGGCCCGCGCTGGTGGTCGCACGCTTTGTTTGTTCTCGCTTGAGCAGACTGCAAAGTGGCCAAACTGATGGAGAAAATACTCAGAGTTGCACGCGCTGACAAGCCTAGAGCTTCGTCGCAATATCGCGGAGTTTCCTTCAACCAGACGGCCCGTAAGTGGCGGGCGCAGTACAGAAATGATGGCATCAACAAAATCATAGGGAATTTCGATACAGAACTTGAAGCAGCCCGCGAGTACGCGGAAGTTGCCAAGCGCCTTGGAAGACCCTATACGCTCCTACCACTCTAAAGAGATTCCAGCACAACGCGGCCCAATAGAAACCGCCGCTGGATATAGCCCGGCATCACATAGAAAATTCTGCTTTGCCCACCAAAGTAGAAGTTGCACTGTGTGATGCTGGGTCTATTTGTTTTTCAGGCTAAGAGTTAGAGGAAAAAACCAAGATGCCGACCACTGTTGCAAGCACGGCTAGTGCTCCAACTTCCAACTGCTGACTTCTGGGCTTATCTTCAACGGCCCACCGAACAACCATTTCGCAGTTCGCCTGCGTGAGATGCCACGGCAGCCCTTCTTTGCTCTTTAGGCGCGAGATTACCCGGCTCGCCTGTTGCTGATCTAAAATCTCTTCGATCTTGCACTGCTGACCGGCAGAGAAATACTCAAAATCAGTGCAGCGAAGGGTGTCAGATTTTTGAGAGTGCCAAACACGCGGGTAGCCTTGGGAATCCCTGCCATACCCCACTACACCCCAGTGCTGTATCAGTGGGAAGCGTGTGCTGCGCACTGTCAGCACAGTTCCCGGCCTGAGATTGGTTAGCGGAACGTTGTTCATGGTGCCTTCTTTCTGGGCCGACTGCCTCAAGGAATTGTAGCAGTCTGGAAAAAAGACAGCAGCAAGTATTCTATGGCTTCCAACCGGAAGCTTTGATGACCTGCAACAGCCGTCCCACTTCCGATGAAGCCACAGTGGTTTTCGTTTTTCCGTACAGGTCACTTAACATCTCTTGAAGGGTGAGAATCTTGATTGGATTGCCCCGAAGATTGTTCTTGAAGAGCGGGTGTTCCTGCCAGACAGAAGCCTCACCCTTCAATTTTGTGAGGGCAGTGACATAAGTGAATTGAGTTGAACCCGTCAGTCTGCTTATTTCCGCAATCAGAGCGTCAGCCCATTTTTTTATGGCTAGTTCACGAAAACTTTTCCAAGCGTCCTTTCCTTCCCTAATCTTGTTTCCTGCTATAGCCGCAATCCGGTCTACAGGGTCAAGTCCGTCCTGCCAGCTTTTGCAGCTTACAACCCAGACTCGTTCTGCCCCTTCGCGCCGTGGGTGAAAGCCCACCACGTCAACATCACTCGCAACGCAGTCATTTTTCTTGATGTACTCAGGGTCTGCGGAATCAGGTTGGAACTTCACATTGTGGACAGTGAAGAAGCCGTTGAATTTCAGGTAGTCATCCACTAGTTGCTCAAGGATGTCTTCTTTCATCGCACCCCCACGCTATCTGCCAAGCAAATCCCACCACGGAGACTTTGCGCCCTTTGAACGGTTCTTTCTCTTCTCAATCACGCGCAAGTTGTCTTCTGTATGGCTGCCGCCCTTTGAGAACGCAACTTCGTGATCTAGTTCATGCTTGCGCGGATTGAACTTCTCTCCTGTTCTCAATTCGTATTCCGCAATCTTCCGTCTTCGCACGGACGATGGTATGTGCCTGCTCCTGCCGGGCATCCTCTGGTTGACGATGAGGGCAGCTACGATGCCGCCAAGCAACGATTCAATGGCGGTGCGTCCTGCCTGAGCCATCACGTACGCTACTCCGACATAAGCGCCTTCAACGATGATGACGCGGCGAAGCCGGTGGCGTATGGCTTCTCTTCGGCGTCTGATAGACACCAGCAGGAAGAAGAAAACAACGCCAACAATTATGCACAAGAACCGTTGATCTGTCGGCATGAGTCAAACGTAGCATTGCGCTTGATAGGCTACCTACTGAAGCAGCAAGCGAGTGGCGTTGTGGTAACGGCTGGGTGTAGACTGTGGCGCATGAGCAACGAATACCGCATAGAGACTGCTGGCGCTGCCTTCATTGTGATTGACCCGTGGGGCGAGAAGTTGGTGAACAGGTACCCCACGGAAGACGCAGCCCAACGAGACATCGAACGCTGCCAAAAAGAGGATGAGATGTGGGAAACGGCCAAGCTCTTGGTGGACATCGCTATCAAAACACACATGCAGAGGCACGGCGTTGACCGCGAGACTGCGAGCTACTGGATTAACAGCGCAATGGGTGGGGCGTAGCCATGCCACAAAACAAAGACACAGGGGCCGAAGGGAACCGCTTTGGCCGCGATTGTGGAAAAAAAATAGCAACGCTGCTGAAAGCCACTAAGCTAAACACGACTAGCAACGAATGTGAGTTCAACGGTCAGCGTGTGGTAATCAAGTGTGCGCGAGTGAAGACGAACTCAGTCGCTGTAACGCACCGGATGTTGGAAGGGCTGCAAGCTGTTCTTGGTGTTTTTCAGCAGGAAGACGGCAGCTACACAGTGTTTAGGCTGCCAACGGAAGTCTATCGCACAAACATGAGACTGACTCCCAGCAGGGGCGCTTCAGAAGGTCAGGTCAACCGTTCTGTTTTTGAACAGCACGGTACTGGGCTTGGAGTGTTCCGCGTCAGTTGACCCGCGTTCCTAACCGCTGAATGAAGGCCGTAAAAGCACTTAGCTCCAACTAGCTCCAAATCAATTTCAGGGTGAAGCGTAGCACCGTGATACCGTGGGACTTAGAATTTTGATGCGACAATTCGACTCCCACACGCTTCCGCCATTTTCAGCCTGGAGTGTCCCAGAACCCCATTTCTGGCCAGGGATCAGCAACTGTCCGGTAACAGCTGTGTTTTG